GTCTTGGGCATGGTCGCACCCTCCGTAAGGTATCCGAACAATTTGGTAAGTCCCTGCCTTATATCTCCATGATTTCCCGAGCGTTTAAGTGGCGTGAGCGCCTCGAACGCATGGAACAACTCCCCATCGACCCCCTTATTGCGAAGATCAAGCCTCAGACTGAAGATACTCGTTTAAAGTTGGCCACCGTTGTTAACGATGTCGTCGATACTTTACATGAGTTAAGTTTCATCTCGAAGGCGATCAAGCACGGGAAGCCCCCGGCCGATTATGAACCGAGGAGGGACCAATTGTTGGCCGCCCTTGCGACCTGGGGATTTGATTGGAAGAGTCCGCGTTCATTCAAGGAGTTGGTGGATACCCTGAAAGAGATCACAAATTTTAATGTTCCACCGCCCGGGAGCGGGAGCAAGACAAACGTGACCAACCCTCAACAGATCAATGTGAAGGAATTCAAGTTGGTCATCAAGGATGATTAGGAGGCAATATGACGTTCTTAATTGGGTTGGGTTTATGGGCACTGAGCTGTGTTGTATCTTTTTTGTTTGGGGCATGGATATACCGAAAAAACGCGAAGAAGTTGGAAGACAAAATTGCATTGCTCGAAGCAGCAATCGATCTCAAGAAATAAGGGGGATATCATGGGGGGAAGTCAGGTAAGCAGAAAGGTCATGTTTTTCTTCGTTCCGAAGGAATATGACTTTCCGAAGGAGAAAGAAGATGCCGTACAAAATCTCGAAGACAAAGGGCGGGAAGTACAAAGTGACGAGCCCGCACGGAACAAAAGCGAAATCAACGAGTAAGAAGAACGCCGTTGCACAGGTGAGACTGCTTGCGATGAAGGAACATGGGATAGTACCGACCGGTGGATGGAAGAATGAGTAATGGTTGGATCGGAGTAGACCTAGATGGTACTCTTGCGTTCTATGATGAATGGAGGGGTCCCACGTACATCGGAGAACCTATCCGATGGATGGTCGAACGAATCAAGTTTGAAATTAAGAGGGGGCAGCGCTTCAAAATATTCACCGCCCGAGCGGGGCTGGGGAAGGACGCCACAGACGCCATAAAGGCTTGGCTTTCCAAAATAGGCCTGCCCCCCTTAGAAATTACCAACGTCAAGGATTTTGAATGCCTTGAGCTTTGGGACGACCGGGCTCGCCAGGTGATCCCAAATTCTGGAAAATTCGTCGGTGAAAAGTAAGCCGGTGTAGCTCAATGGTAGAGCGGGGGTTTTGTAAACCTCGGGTTAGGGGTTCAAGTCCTCTCATCGGCTCCAAGTGTGGCCGTGTTGTAATGGTAGCATGAAAGGTCGTGGCCCTTTCGGAGTCGATTCGAATTCGACCGGCCACCCCATGGGGAGGTTGGACAGGTGGTGAGTCTAGCGGCCTGTAAAGCCGTAGCCTAGCGCTGAGGAGGTTCGATTCCTCTCCTCCCCACCAATATGTCGTACAGTTTAGTTGTAACTAAACGGGGGAACATATGTCGGTACGTGAGTATTCATATAAAGGGGTCCCAACGATCAAGGCGTTTTCGCAGGACGACTCTATGCTCCGAGCAGTCATGGGTCCCTTTGGGTCCGGCAAGACTACCGGATGTGGACCCATTGAGATTGTTAAGCGAGCTATGCGACAATCCCCCATGCCAGATGGTATTAGTCGGTCTAGGTGGGGTGTTGTAAGAAACTCTTACCCACAACTTCGAGATACCACCATTCCAACATTTCATCAGTGGATCCTGGAGCTTGGCGATTGGAGGGCAACCGATTATGATCTTGTCATTAACAAAATTCAAACAGAGGATGGTCACCCTGTTGAGGCGACTATTCATTTTAGGGCTCTCGATAAACCTCAAGATATCCGTAATCTATTATCACTGGAGCTTACGGGTGCTTTCTTCAATGAAGCACGTGAAATTGCACTTCCTATCGTAAACGCAATGCGGGGGCGTATTGGACGATACCCGCCTAAAAACGCAGACGGATCCGGAGGGGCCACCTGGCATGGCATTTGGATGGACACAAACCCTCCGGATATTGATCATTGGTTTTACAAAATGTTCGAGATCCAACGTCCACAATATTGCATCACATGCAAGGATCGTCAGGGCGGTATCATTCTTTTTGAAAACGGAAGATGCCCCAAGTGTAACGCAGTCTTGGGGGTACCGTACACAAAACTGTGGAAACAGCCAAGTGGGAGATCGGAACAGGCCGAGAACCTTCCGTTTCTTCCGATCGGTTACTATGCCAACCTTGCGGCCGGACAGGACAAGGAATTTATCAGCGTCTACGTAGATGGAGAATACGGCTATGTGTCTGATGGTAAAGCGGTGTACCCTCAGTTCGACGCTTCGAAACACGTATCGAAAGAAACACTCAAGGCAGACCCACAATATCCACTCATTATTGGGTTTGATAACACGGGTCGTGACCAGGCTACGATCATTTGCCAATTTATGCCGTGGGGGCAGATGAGGATTCTCCATGAATTTTTAATCACTGACACATGCACCCGACTGATGATCAAGGATGTGATTCGACCATTTCTTGTGTCTAAGTATTATGGAGCTCAGTTAATCCTGACAGGTGACCCTGCGGGTGTTAAGAGGTCGGATACCGATGAGCGTACTTCCTTTCAGGAGATCAGCGAGATCCTGAAGATGGAGGCAACTCCAGCGAGATCAAACTCTTTGTCTGCACGGTTCACCGCAGTAGAAAGTTTACTCATGCGATTTTGCGGGAAATATGGATACGGGATGTTGATTGATCCGTCTTGCATGCATTTGATCAAGGGGTTTCGCGGTGAGTACCGAATGAGACGCATTCAGGTGGTCGGTAAGGAAATGTATACCGATAAACCCGAGAAAAATTTGGTGAGCCATATTCACGATGCTTGTCAGTATGCTTGTATGGCAGTCGAAGACGCATTGACATTGCTCACACCGGCACAGGGGTTATGGCCAGATAGGACATCCGCTCCGATTGAGAGTGGCGGATGGAGTGCTTTTACTTAAGGAGTCAACCATGGTAATGATCAAGTCCAACGAACAATTGACACAGGAAGAAAACGCTGCGGCGGAGGCCAATGTCAAGGCCGAAGAGGGTGTTATCAATAACGAAGCCCTCTTAGTAGAATTATCCGGATATATTCAGAACCGGTGGAACACTGCAAAGCGAGCCAAGAAGGAAGGCATTGAAGATCAATTTTTCAAGAATATTGATCAGGCCAGAAATACTTACGATAGCAGAAAATTGGCCGCCATAAAGGAAATTCAAGGCAGTGAAGTTTTTGTGGGTGTGACCGACACTAAATGCCGCCATGCCGTTGCGTGGGTACGTGATATCCTCCAGCAACCCGGAGTCAAACCATGGGGCGTAGAGCCGACCCCTGTTCCAGAATTGCCGCCCGAGACAATTTCTTCCATTAACCAAAGATTTATGAAGGAAGCAATGGACGAGATGTACGCAGAAAGTCAGGCCTCCGGGATACCAACTGACCCAGCCCTGTTAATGCAAACCATCACGGAGCAATTGCCAAAATTACATGATCGGCTGGAGAAAGAATTAAAATCAGAAGCGTGGCGATTATGTGCCGCCATGGAAAAAGAGATCGACGACAAATTGATCGATGGAGATTGGTATTCGGCACTCAACGAAGGGTTGACCGATTTTGTTGTGTTGGGTACCATGATCATGAAAGGTCCGATCAAACGTCAGAGAAAGGTTTTGTCCTATGGCAAAGACGGAAAGGTGCAGGTTGAGGATCGTGTGATCGAAGAATTTGAGGCTCGATCACCCTTCGATATTTATCCCCAGCCGGACTCCACGGGACCCCAGGATGGTTACTGGTTCGATAAATATCCATACCGAAAACTGGACCTGCAGCAAATGGTGGGTCTTGAAGGAATGGATAGCAAAGAAATCCTGGCCGTGCTCAAGGAAGCAGGGGAAGGTAAATTCAGGGAATGGACACAGATTGAATCAGAACGAGCAGAACGCGAGAAGGGTAATACCATCGGTGTTTACGACACCGACCTGATTGACTGTCTGGAATATAATGGCCCCGTTCCCGGGGAGATGTTGGCAAAACATAATGTCAAGATCCCCAAGGGGCAGGAAGATTTTGATTTCGACGCCGTTGTGTGGCTCATTGGCAATCACGTTATCAAGGCCATTATCAACGAAGACCCACTTGGACGTAGACCGTGCTCCATAGCACAGTTTGACGAAAACCGGAAGGGATGGTGGGGCAGGGGCCTGCCTCAGTTGATAGATGCTGAACAGGTAGTATCGAATGCCTGTGCTCGCGCAATCGTGAACAACATTGGGATGGGATCCGGACCGCAGGTTGAGATTAACGTGGATCGCCTACGTGGTGGAGATAAGGGCGACATGCGGCTCATTCCGTGGAAACGTTGGCTTACGACAAATAAGCTAATGCAGACTGGCCCTGCCATCCAATTCTGGCAGCCGCAGATCTATTCCGATCAGATCCTCAATGTCTTCCGCGATTTTATAAAGGGAGCTGACGAGCGATCGAATATTCCCGCTTACGCGCATGGGGACTCACAGGTGGGCGGAGCTGGGAATACTGCATCCGGGTTGTCGATGTTGATTACCCAGGCGACGCGTGGTATTCGTAATATCATCAAGATCATCGATGACATGATGATCACAAAAAGTATCATTTTCCTGTTTGAGAAATTGGCCCTTAATCCGAAATTCAGAGAAAAGATGGGCGATGTAAAGTTGGTAGCCAAGGGCTCGACAGCATTAATCGAGAAGGAACAAAGAGCAATTCGGATGTTGGAATTCCTAAATGCGACCAATAATCCCGTGGATTTCCAGATTATGGGGAATGAAGGGCGCGGGTATTTACTCGGAGAAGTGGCTAAGGCCCACGAAATTGACCCCGAGAAGGCTATGCCTAACCTGGCTGCCATACGGCGTCAAACACCGGTCCCCCCAGCTCCACCTGCCCCACCCGCCCAAAATGCGGCCCCTGGAGCCCCCGGAGAAGCCCCACAGGTGGCAAATAGGGGTACCCCGCCGGTTGTAGCCAGAAATTTAGCCCCTGGCGGCCTAGAACCGCAAGGAGGAGCTGCCCAATTGATAGGTGGCAGGGGTGGTCCGGCCGAGGCTCCCCCGGGTGGCGTAATGGGAATGGGAGGAAATGAATGATCAGATTAACCGAAAGGATGTTGAAAGCGATCATCGTATTGCGTGAGGCTCCCGCATTTGGGGTATTCTGTTCCGAGTTGGAAGCCATGAGCGAAGAGATGGTCATGGGTTTTATGTCGAGTGTCCCGGAGATGAGTGATGTAAACGCTCAAAAGCGCGAAGATATCACCCGTGGTATTAGTATGACACTTTATACCCTTAGTAAATGTTTCAAAAATCCCGAAGAAGCACTGGAACATATTAGAATCATTGATAAAGAAGTATCGGACGTTGCAGGCTTGTCTTCGGTGTAATACGACATTTTGACAAATAAATCACCAATGTAGGGGAAGTTGTGTGAGGAGGAGAGCCCCACAACCCCATCGTAATACTGTTTCAGCTACGATGGTCCTAAAGGGATCACCGAGGCGGTAGGCTCCCAGGAGGTAATAAAAAATGCTGCCGATTGAGATTCAAAAGATCAAAGAAGAGACGGAACGTGTAGAAAAGGAGTTATTTCCACCCCCACCGGATCCAAATGCGCCGGCGCCCACCCCTGATGACAAAAAGTCAGTGGATGGTAAACCTGGTGACAAAAAGTCAGATGAGGGTGACAAAAAGTCAAAAGCACCCGACAAGGGCCAAATAGACGACAAGGGAAAGGCACCCGAAGGGGAACCGGAACCTGATGCTGACGAAAAGGCCGAGCATAAGTACAGTGTCTTGAAGGGCAAATATGACAAGGAAGTCCCAAAACTACACAAGGACCTAAGAGCTGCCAACGAGCAGCTACTGACCATGCAATCGGAAAACGCAAAATTGCGGACTTCTATTGCGGAGATGAATGACCGGATAGCCAAGATCGAGGCGTCGGGGGCACCAGAAAGCAAAAAGCTGGAGATGCTTCAGGATATTGAAAACGATCCTGATATTCGTGTCGCAACCGAAAACTTCCCGGATGTATGGAAGGCGGTCAGTAAGGCAATCGACAAAAAGGTGGCTGCCATTACGGCGACCACGGCCGGTAAACTCGAAAAGGTAGAAGCGGACGTTAAGAAGGCCGACGAAACCTCAAAGAACACTGCCGACCAGGCCTTTTACGGTTACCTTGACAACAACGTGCAAGGTTGGCGCGATGTCAACACGGATGAGACCTTTAAGATATGGCTCGAACAACCGGTTGACAAGTACAGCGGCAGGACCAAGATGGAGTTGATCAGGGAAAGTATCGGTAGAAGGGATTCCTCGAAGGTTGCTGAATTCTTCGTAGATTTTGCGAAAGAGAAAGAAGCGGCGGCAAAACCCGCTGAACCTGGAAAAGAAAATGAGCCCGCGCAGGAACCGGAACCAATTCCAGAAAAGATACCGGTCAATCCTCCAAAGGGCAGAACAGCTCAGACCCCTAAAAAGGTCGAGATCGATAAAACAACTATTTCATCCGAACACATTGCAGACTTTTACGATAAGGTCCGCAGGGGGTATTACAACGGCAGGCAGGAAGCAATGCAGGCCGAGGAGAAGAAGATCGAAAAAGCAGTGGCAGAAGGTCGAGTCGTTTAAGGTCGTAATGGGTAGGAGAATTCAAGGAGGATTTCAAAATGGGATACCCTTACGCACCAGGACATCCGGATTATAGTTCGACCGGAACAATCAAATTCATCCCTCAGCTTTGGGCTGGGAAGATGATCGTCAAATGGTATGATTCAACAGTGTTGGCCAGAATTACGAATACCGACTATGAGGGTCAGATTCGGAAACAGGGCGACACAGTTATCATCCGCTCAATCCCGAGCATCACGATTTCGGATTACTCCATCGGTGGGAAGATCTCTTACGAGAGACCGACCAGCACACCCCTCACCATGCTTATCGACAAAGGTAAGTATTGGGGCGTGGAGATGGACGATGTGATTAAGGTCCAGACAGACCTACCTCTGTTGAACAAGTGGACCGACGACGCGGCAATGCAGTTGAAGATTGCCATTGAAACAGCATTCTTCGTGGACAGCACGATCTATGCCGGCATGCACGCTAACAACACCGGACCAACCGCTGGTGTGGCGTCTTTGAGTTTCGATCTTGGCACAACCGGTGCTCCCGAGCAGGTTACAGATGCCAACGTTCTCGATTATCTTGTGGATTGCGGTACGGTTCTTGACGAACAGAACGTTCCCGAGACAGGACGATGGTTTGTCATCCCCACGTGGATGGCCGGGCTCATCAAAAAGTCTGACCTTAAGGATGCGTCTCTTACCGGCGATTCTCAGTCGGTGTTGAGAAACGGTCGAATTGGAATGATCGATCGCTTTACCCTTTACAGCTCCAACTTGCTGAACCATTCTGGCACAACGTATTATTACACCCTGTTTGGTGTGAACGATGCGATTACCTTCGCAACACAGTTGACGGAAACCGAGACCCTGCGAAGCCAGGATACATTTGCTGACCGCGTGCGCGGACTCCAGGTGTACGGTTACAAGGTTGTGAAGCCCGAAGGTTACGGCGCCCTAATCTGCTACAAATAAGCGAACAGTTTACTACCGTGGGTATTTCGGTACCCACGGTACTGTTTTTCTTATTTGGTTGCACAGGAGGTGCATCGCATGACTTCGTATTTTGCGTACAAGGGATACAGGACCGACAATAGGGCATACGATCCACAGGCGTATCCTCACAGTGGATATGGTTCTAGAGATGGTGGAATGGAATTGTTTTTTACACACTCCATTTACATCGATCATGATCGACAGTTCCAATACGTCCCAGGTGATCCATCAAGTGCCATTTATAAGGGTCGGTCAACCTATTATGGAAATACACCAGCTTCAAACAACACATGGAAGATCCTTGACATCCCTGTTAAAACCTTAGTGTTGGGAGTTGAGTTGACGGCTGTTGATTTCACATCTTCTTTACACATTAACATCGGTGATACCGATTCTGCAACGTATTGGGTGAACAATCAAACGATTCATGTGACCAAGGCTTACATTTCGGCATCTTCTCCAAAGTGGTACTCATCGGGTGATAATATTTATATCACATGGCCCACTGAAATGGACGCCAGCAATAAATACCTGGTTACCGTGATGATGTTGACCTTACCCACATCGTTGGAGGTTAACAAATCCATTACGACACTCAGGGATTATCAATAAAAGGAGGGATCCATGACGGATTATGATTTCAGTTTAAGTGGACGACCGGCATATCGAGACCCTCATTACTTTGATGGAGCATTCATCGACACAACCCTGCAGAATGCCACATCGGGTGATTATTGGTATTTCTTTGTCACTCCCTCAGATGTTCTATTGAAGCGAGCTTTTGCGATCCGAACCGTTAGTAGCAATGGGACTGCCACCATCGATGTCCTGAATGATGTCGGTTCGACCTTTGAATCGAACCTGGATCTTAATGGAACAGGATACATTGTGATCAACGATCTCTCAATGCCGAGATGGGTAGAAGATTCATACAGAACGTATAATTGGAACCCATTGCAAGGCCTTGGTGTGCATTTTAATCGGTTGGGCGTGAGTTGGGATCAAGATGTGACAAAAGCAAAATTCTGGATCATCTTGGAGTACATTGACCTGAGAGGTCTCGACGCAATTTTGGTTGTTTAACAATTCACATTTTAAGGAGGCTTGACACATGACAACATACGATTATAGTTTGAGCGGACGAGAAGCATACGCTCATGAGAGACACTGGATGCAGATGCGGTACATTGACAATGTGGCCCGCAATGCAGTGTCTGGTGACGATTGGCGGATTATGGATATCCCGGCCGGATCTCTCGTTATCGCTACATCCTGCCTGCGAATTGCAGACGGTGGGGCGGTTACGGTGGACGTTGGGGATTCCACCAGTGCCACAACTTTCGAAAGCAACCTGAGCCTCAACGGAACAGGTCTCATCGCGATCAACGATGCGACATTGCCTGTTTACTATTCCGCTGCAAATTATGTAACATTGCATTGGGATGCGGCTTCGGCGGCTGCGAAGTTTTGGATCATCTTCCAAATCGTTGATGTGAGTCCGATCGCGCTGTTCACGGTCTAAACAATTCTACCCCCGGGAGTGCGGGAGTAAACCCTATTCTCGGGGGATTTACTTATTTGAGGTGGTTTATGGCATCGAGAGAACAGGTTCGTTTCGGCAAGATCATGCTGACCGGTATTAAACACGGCAGCACGACAACCGATGAAGTAGTTTTGTTGGAAGATGGTCTTGGCAATGTTCTGTTGGCGACAGGTACAACAGTACCTACCAATTCGACCGCAGGATATGCCAAGGGGTGTCTTTTTCTTGACACAAACGTAGCGGGCGGGACAGGTGGCCTTTATTGTAATAAGGGTACCAAGACCTCCTGCACATTCTCGCTTGTGGCACAGGCATAAACAATTTAATCGCTGGCGCTGAAAAGATGCGCACATAGGAGGCGACAATGAGTAGACGAGAACGAGGAAGTTTTGGAGAAATTAGGTTGACCGGAACACCCACACAGATGGACAGTGGGTATGTGTGCATTTGTCTCTTAAGGGACAAGGCAAAAAATATCCTGATGGCATCGAGTGACACCGATCCATCCGGCGAAAGTGGACCTGGATGGGCTAAGGGAGCCCTGCTGATTTGGACATCTGCGGCACCATCAACATCCGTAGTGTACGAAAACCAGGGAGACGCATCCGCTGCAGTTTTCAACCCCACCACATCGGTATATCCGTATGAGATCATTCTCACTCAGGATGCGATGATTGTTGGAGATGCTACCAATCTCGGAGCAGAGCTTGGTCCGTTGGTGGCTGGTGATATTATTACCTTCAACGCCGGTGTTGGTACGGGCGTGCTCAACATTGGGGCTGGAACATGTTTGGCCTTTGATACCGCTACCGGTACATTGGTTGCCCGAAATGTGGCTTCCGGAGATCTTTTGACAAACGTGTCTGGTGATCTCTCGACAGTGAATATTCCCGCAGGATCAATTCCCCGAGGAGACAGTGCAACGAGTGAAATCGTGGCGCAGGCCTTGACTACAGGAGATATTCTTACGGGAGATGGTACCGATGTTGTGGTGCATAATCTTCCCCAGGGATCCCTGGTCATTAACGACGGTTCTGGTTTGGCAGATCTCGCAGTTGGTCTTGGTGATGTTGTAACCGGTGACGGAACAGATGTGGACCTTTGCAGTCTTGCCACTGGCGATATGCTCATCGGTACGGCGGCGGGGCTTGTTAACTTGGCTATGCCAAATGGATCATTCCCTCGCGGAGATTCAGGGTCAGGTGATATCGTGGCCCAGGCGGTTGTATCGGGTGATTTAATTACTAGCGATGGAACGGATGTTGCAGTTGTGAATATCCCCGCCGGAAGTATTCCTCGCGGCGACAACGCCACAGGAAACGTGGTGGCCCAGGCCATTGGGTTGGGAGAACTTCTCACTGGTGATGGGACGGATGTTACAGTGAGAGCTATCGCTGCCAGCGAAGTGGTAACTGTCATCGCTGGAACCGGAGAAATCGGTGGTATTACAGTGATGGCTGGAGATGTCGTGACCAGCAATGGTACCGATATAGCCGTACAACCATTGGGATTCAGAGACGTTCTTATTGGCACCGGTGCAGGTTTCCCTATTGCCTCCCTGAATATTCCTCAAGGCAACTTGATGGTGGGTGATGGTAGTGGTGCGGGTCTTGGCGTCAAGGATATGTCTCCCCTTGGAAGTTTACTAACCGGAGACGGTACAGACGTACAGGTAACCACCATCGATCAAGGTGAATTACCGATCAACCTTGGTGCTGGTATTGTTCCTCTAGCGGTTGGTGTAGTCGGAGACTTGGTGACCAGTGACGGTACTGACGTTACGGTATCGAACATTGCGTCTGGACGAGTTGTTGTCAACCAGACCACAACCCCCGGGATCGTTGGTGTGGCCCTTACGGATGGCGATCTTCTGACAGGTGGTGTTGGTGGATCTGCTGGTGATGTGATTGCAGTGACAATCGCCCCAGGGGAAATCGTGACCACATTGAATGCAACCGGACAGGTTGACGGTGTGGCGGTTGGTGTTGGAGATATCGTTACCGGAAACGGCACTGATGTCGTAGTGGTTAATATTGATCGGGGGGAATTGCCTATAAACCTCGGAGCCGGCATTGCTCCGTTGGCTGTTACGTCTGGAGATATCGTTACAGGGGATGGTAATGATATTGTCGTGTTTGGGCTACCTCAAGGAAGCCTTCTGACCACTGACGGTCCCGGAAATCTAACAAATGTGCCTGTAACGCTTGGTGATGTTGTAACTGGAGACGGTACCGATGTGGTGGTATCCAATATCACAGCCGGACAGGTTGTCGTTGTGCAGACAACGGCCCCTGGCATTGACGGTGTGACCGTTGGTTTAGGACAGGTCATCACTAAAAATGTTGGTGGTGATATCGTGTCTGTTGACCCCATGACCCTCATGGGTGGAAGCGTGGTTGACCCCGGGAGATCCGGTGTTGGCTACTTCGAGTTAGTGGGTGCCGCTGCCGATACGCAGACAGTGACTATCGGAACGCGGGTTTACGAATTTGAAACAGGTGGTGGTGTAACCCCCGGAAACGTTGTAGTTGATATTACGGCTGATCAGTCAGCCGATGCAGCAATCGCGGCCCTAGTCGCTGCAGTGATGGGCGATGGATCCCGAGAAGCTGATGTTGAAGTGTGGGCCGGAAATACAGACGTGTCTTCCGGTATGACGATCGTTACCCTCCCCGCCGCAGTGGCGAACCTTGCCCTCGCCGAAACATGCGCAAACGGTGATGTGTCCGGAGCGGCTACGGTTGGCATGGCTGCAGCCGATGCGAAGGAATTGTATTACGGACGATATGCAGTGACCGCGATGGACTTTACTACATTGGGCCTGGCTGCAGGGAATGAAGTTGCGATTGGCGGACTCGTTACAACAACAGCGCCTGATCTGATCAGCGTGATGGTACAGACGGCCGCTGGAGCAATCAAGCCCCTGTTGGCTACCATGACTTTCAGATGGCAGCAAATTGCGGCCGGCAACTACGTCCTGCTTTGTGAGGATGCGGCTGGAACACTGGTCGCTACCGATTTGATCGCTTGGTGTGCGGCAGTGGTTGCATAATTTACTCCCACGGGTGGGGGCATTCACGCCCTCACCCTTTCTTTTTTTGAGGTACCTAACTTTGGACATAAATGGATCCTATCCATTTCTCACCATAGACCGAACACCTATATTCAGGAGGAATTAAGATGAGAAAAATTAAAGTTTTGGCACCCATTACGTTATCGGCAACAGCGTGGACACCGATTGCAGTAAATGTGCCTGCATTTAGTGTGGCACTTCAGCTCAGAACCGCCGCCGACATCTATCTGTGCCATGAGACGACCGGATCGTACTGGACATTGAAGTCCGGAAGTACAATGACATTTGATCTCGAAGGTATCAATTTGGCCAATGCGCCACTTTCTACTAACCTGATCACCAACGGGACATTCACTGGAAACGCGAACGGATGGACCCTACCAGGTGGGTGGGCGTATAGCAGCAATGAAGCCCGTAAGAGTGGTGCCGGAACAACGGCAATGACTCAATCTGTGGCTGTCACACCCGGTATGCTTTATAAGATATCCATGACATGGACAGCCCTTACGGTTGGATCATTCACGGTAAACCTGGGTGGTGGAAATGCCAGCGAGGCTATGGCGTCTGCTGCCACCTATGTCAATTATCTCGTCGCTGGTAGATCAACATCTCCCAATATTTCAATCTTACCGGCCGGGGATACAACCCGTGGCAACGTGGACACGATCACAATGTATAAGATGGACGGACAGTTTCTGCTTGCGAAGGCCGCAGCGGCAACACCCGTACTGGAAATCCTTGCATTGATCTAAAAACGAGGAGTTCAAACTATGAGTAGCATTCGAATAACAAGCCCTGGTGGCGGTGGAGGTGTAGCATCCATGTATATAGTTCAAGATATTCCTATTTCGTGGGCCTTAGAAGGCCATGCCGGTTCACCTCCGATGTTAACCACATTGGATTATTCTCCCGGTAGGATTGCTTATCGTGATTTTACTGGTGCATTTAATACCCAGGTAATCATACCCTGGTTAACACCGTATGGACTTGACGATACCGTGCTGCCAGTATTTGCTGTAGATTTTTTTATCACCAACGCTGGCGGTATTGCGGCCGGAGCAACTCTCAAATTTAACATGATCGGATCCTGTTTAACCGATGGTGATCTCCTGGACGAAACACAGACTGGATCTGTCACAGTAACATGGACATGTCCGGTAGGCGGATTAGCGCAATACAAACGTTCGTGTACCGCATGGTCTGGAAATATTGCTATCACAGGTTTTTCGGCCGCAGCGACATCCGTTGGTTCACTGATCGACTTCACATTGACCCGTGATACCACAGATACGTATGCCAATGCCATTGGGGTGACTTTCCTGAAACTGAAATACAAACTTACCCCACAAAGCGCCTAAGAGGTATGACATGCATCCTTTCTCTATGAATGGTTACGTTGCTGCCGGCAACCAATACCCAAATAATAAGTATTACTCGGGTTGTGCCGGACAGGGAATAAATAGTCGGTACAGAATGGTATCCCCATATCAGATTGGTGGTGTTAACCTTGGTGTTACGGGGACCTTGACGGTTTACATGCCATTTTGGAATACGGCCTTTCAATCCTATTCCAATGAATTTTCAAGGTACCAGTGTCCATTTACGGTAACCGGAAGCCCTTCTTATGTGCATGATGGATTGCAATTTACCGCAGACGGACAATACATCACGATCAATGCAAGCATTACCGGAAGCATTGGGCAAGGTATCACCGATTATATCGTAATGTGGATCAGGTCGGATGCGGTAAATGGACCCGGAACGGCCATTATGGGGTGCGATGTATACAACCCGGGGGCAGGTTCAGGTCTTGCTTTTTTCGCTAATGACGCGACCCATGCAAACCAAATGAATTTTGACTCCTTGGGATCTGGACAACACGTGCATGTCGCTGGAGCCCACAACGGAGATGGATTATGGCATTGTTATATCATGTCTCATGATCCCACCACCCATAAGTGTAGATTATATGTTGATGGTGGAGCAACATATCAGACCGGAGGGGAAGGTTGCACCTATTCAGATTGGGTACCAGGCACAGGTATCGTGACTATCGGTGGTTACAATCTTTTTGGTACGGGTATGACCGGGTTTTCACGTATTACCGTGGGTGAAATAGCATGGTATACCCTACACTGCATGTCTTTTGTGGCACCGAATGCAACCCAGGTCCAGGAAGATTTTGATTATCATCGAAGATTTTACGGAGTGTAATTCATGACTCACAATGAAATCATTCTTCTCGCGAGAGATTTTTTGGAAGATACTGCAGAGCCATATCGATGGGGAACGGCCACATTGATCGCCTGTTACAATGCAGCGTTGGAGAAATTCTATCGGCGCGTTTATCCGGTCATCGAGGAAAGTGCATCTTTTTGCACGATCGAAATACCCTGCAATACGTATTCACTGGCCTTTGACCCGAGGATCATCGACGTTGAACATTGTTGGCTAAATTCCAATGGGAATTGGCTAACAAAGAAGAATCTCAAGTGGCTCAACACGTATTATCCGGCATGGAGAGACACATCCTCGACGGCTCCCCTGATCTATTGTCCGGACCCGGATTCTCTCAAGATGTGGATTTATCCGAAGTACGTCAACACCAGAGAGGTACTTGGTGCTTCGAATGTGACATTCGCCACCGGACCCAATACGATCACATATGCCCTGGGTGGCCTGACGGCAAAATACGCCATTGGGAACAGGATAGAGATCACCAATGCCGGGGCCAATAACATGGTCGTGACCGTCACCAACGTATCTGGCACGGTGATCACTGTGAGTCAAACGCTCACTGCGGCAGTGAATACCAGCGCCATTCTACGAAAGATCGAAGATAGTTTCCGGTTGTCGGTATATCGTCTTCCGCTGGCGTCCGTGACCAATGCAACCTTGACGTCTTCTCCCGAAGTACGTACACAATGGCACATGGGGTTTATCCATGGAATTATGGCCGAGGCCTACGGAAAACAGGACACAGATACTTATGATCCTAAATCAAGGGCCAACGCGATGGCAGCTTTCGAAGATGTCATTGAAGATGCCATGATTGCTACGATCGATTCACGACAAGATGGCCAGGTGTGCCATGCACATGAGGGCATGATTTAATGTATGATGTCATTCTCGATGCAGGTAAAATTCGCGGTATCGACAACCTGACAGATCCACTTGCTATCCCCCCTGGTGGGGAAGCCGGAACCTACCTTGTGGTGGGTGTCAATGTCGATATAGATGACGAATATCGTTTACTCAGGCGCCCCGGATACGTCAGAAAATTGGTTGGTAATTTTCATTCGGCATGGTCAAATGGCGATATGTGTTATGTCATAAAAATCATGTCTAATGGAGGCGTTCTTTACCGCGTTGATGACGACTATAGTTTGATCCCGATTGTGATCTCTATCGATCCTGACGCGAGAATGCAGTATGTGTACCAGAATGGTCGCACGTACTGCACGAACAACCAGGTCATTGGTTACATTGAAGACGATGTTTTTACAGTCCTGCCCGGTCCCGATGATTATTATCAACGCACAATGCCGGCCGGGCATCTTATTGAATTTCATTGTGGCAGAATGATAGTTGCCCGAGATGACATGTTGTATATCTCCGAGGCTTACATGCCCCATTATTACGATGTTCGATGGGGATGGAGGAAGATGAAGGCCAAGGTTACCATGGTCAAATCAGTCGAGGCTGGTGTATTCCTTGGTACGACTGATGGTGCTTTTTTTGCATCAGGGAAGGATTTTCTATCGTCTGAATTGATGAAGATCACCGACAGTGCTCCCCTCCTGGGATCCGCCGTCACGATACCTGGTGATGAAGTCATGGGAAAAGGGATCGGAGGTACTATTTATTGGACTAGCGATGAAGGTGTATGGCGTGGGGCTCTGGATGGAGCTGCACAAAATATTACCTGGAACCATTATGCACCAGATGAGGCCACGATAGGATCAGCCGTGGCACATTCTGTGTCTGGTTTTTTTCAATATTGTCTGATCCACGAAATACCACTAGAAGTTGGCGATGCCAAGGTGAAAATCAACATGACGGTGCCCCATATAGAGAGCATCGGAGCCTAACAAGGAGGAATTAAAATGTCTGAAAAGTATTCTACAGGGTTACGAAATCAGTTATTGAACGGCAGAGGATTACGGGAAGTGTTTGCAGACTCCGTGCTCAAGATTTATGCTGGAACACCTCCGGCAGAGGCAGACGATGCTGAGGGTATTCTGCTGGTCAAACTCACCAAGTCTGGCGGTGTGGTATCCACGAAAGAACATGGTGTGCTTGCGATCAATACGATTACGGTGCCTGGTGTCCACGCAGCCGGAACCTACAACATCACAGTGACGGTCGATGGAACAACCTACACGGCATCTTACGATGCAACGACCTACGGCCATGCGAACAACGACGAGATCGCGCAGGGTGTGTGCTGGGAATTGAATAAAATTTCCCAGGTTCGCGCCTCATGTGCAACCGTTGGTGGTGCAACGGGAGTTATCGTTGTATCATGTCGCATTCCGGGTATTACATTGACGATCGCAGACGGTGGCGGAACGATTACCTTCGGTGCCGCTGCTGTTATTCAGGCGGGATCTCGGGCTGCAACCGATACACTGCAACTTGGACTTCCGGCAGCGGGCGCGGTTGCTAAGAATGCTGATACCTGGTCGGGTACAATTACGGCAGATGGCACGGCTGGATATTTTCGTCTAGTCACGTCAGAGGATCTCGGAACAGATAACGCGACCGATGTTCGTGTTCAGGGCGCAGTTTCAACCGCAGGGGCTGAGATGAACCTATCTTCCCTGGCCATGGTGTCGGGCGCTACATTGACGCTGAGTACATTCTCCGTGACGTTCCCGGCTGCATAATACACCGCATTGTGGGTGTATTTGTAGTTTTCACCATTAGGAGGGTGTAATGTTATTTACGGCGTCTAATCACTATAAGTATAGACTTTTGAATCATAATGTCGATTGGGATGCACCGGATGCGTTTAAATACGCACTCACGCGGGCGGGCTTTGTTTTTAGCCCACTCTATTCTACGTATGGGTGTTTAAACGCATATCGTAATGGTGCGACCACATTTAATTTCGGTTCCCAATCGATTGCCCGCACAACCGGGAGTTGGAGCACCGACAAGTTTGTCCCGGGAAACCTCATAACAACCAGCGCTGCCGGTTCTAATTATGGACCCTTCTTGGTCACCGTAGTTACGACCCTGGTGTTGACAGTGACCGACCCAACCGGATCCATGGCACTCCTCACCGATGTAAGCACATCATGCGCTATCACTGCCAATGATGAATTGGGAAGCGGATATGGGTACACATTGGGTGGAACAGCATTAGCCGGAGAGAATGCGGGGTTGGACCTCGCTACCGATAACGCATATGGTTTTTGGAACGATATCGCTCTCACTGCAGCGGGTGGGGATATTGGACCAACCGCTGGCATCATCATCTTCGATGATACCACTTCCGATGACTGCATCGTTGGGTATTTTAGTTTTCAGACAGATCGGATCATCCGTGATGGTACCACAATGAATGTGAATTCCAGCACCGTGAATCATATTTAAGGGAGAGACATTATGCCCACAATGCAATCTTTTGTGTGCGATCGATACAAACTTTTGATGATTGAAAAAGCGGTGAATCTAGCCACAGATGCTCTTACAATCATCTTAATGCGAGCAGATTTTGCTCAAGTTGTTCCATTCAACACAAAGTATTATGTCAAGAGAATTAATGTGAACGGAAATAGCGGAGCCATTGGATTGACATTTTCCAATACCCCGGCAAAGATTACCCGAGCTGCAGGAAATTTCTGGACTGCTGGTTTTGCTCCCGGAAATTACATTACCACAAACTCGGCCAATCCTGCCAATCAGGGACCGTTCTTGGTGTACGATATTGATTTGGTTGGTCCAGGTTTATGGATGCAGATTGTAGATTTGACAGGAGCGGATCCTACCCTTACCGCTGGAGTTGAGGCCGCGATCACCATTACCTTCGAGGACCAATTGCCAACAGCCGGTGGATACGTGCAGGATGCCAATGGTATGTCTGCCTACGCGGCCGTTCAATACGATACAGGTGGGTATGCCTATATTGACTTTGATCCGGTGAATTTTGGGTTGGCCATGATGGGTGATATTGCCCCCACAGCGGGAGCACTCATATGGGACGACGACGCTGCTGCAGATGAGATAGTTGGATTTTTTGATTTTGGTGGAAATGAAAGCTCTACCTGGCCTGATTACCTGACGGTAGGGAACATGAGATTTAAGATAGCATAAAGGGATCCCCATGACTATTGTTGATGTGTCTTCTGTACCCATGACAGTGACAGTAAGTGGCACAGGTACCACCCGCCCATTGGGTGTGATACCTATGGTCATGACGGTAAGTGGAACAATGACAGCCTTATTTCAAGATGGGGCCGCATTACATATTCCACTATGGACCATTTCGTCTGATGCAGTGTCTTTGTTTTGTTCGGTTAACATCGATATCCCCAAGTGGACGATTAATTCACTTGGTTTTGCCGATATTATTGGTACCGCTTCAGATTTGCACATCCCATTGTGGGTCATCAATGCCGGAGCCCCGAATGTTTATGGGGATACGGTTCTGTATGTTCCTACACCGTGGATCGTAGAGAGCACGGGATATACCGGCCTAGTTGCCAATGCCTCTATAGTCATACCCCACTGGACCCTATCTATGGTGGCATGGCTCAACATGATTGGGACGGTGGCGATAGATATCCCGGTGTGGATTATTAATGCAACCGGGTTGCCACTCACAACCATCAATTATAAAATGGTCGTGATGAATGCATCTCATGGAGCGATTACAGAATATAATCGCTTCAATTTCAACTCCATGGCATATCGCGGAGATCAACTTATCACGGCTAGTGCATCCGGATTATACGCAGTTGGTGCCAATAAGGATGACGGAAGAGATATCGATGCGGTCGTCCTCTTTGGAGTGACAGATATGTACGAAAAGATTCTCAAGAGAGCAAGAGAATCATGGATCACAATGAGGGCGGATGGAGATGTCAGCCTTATCGTGAAGGTAGATGAGGCTACCGAATATTACTATCCGGTCGAACACAAACACGGTGAACAGCATGCCTACGAGTCTCGCGCCAAGATTGGACGAGGTATCAATAGTAGGTTCATTCAGTTTGGTTTGAAGAATTTGGGTGGAAGTAATTTTAGAATTGAATCCATGAAGGTAATGGGTGATTTCTCAAACGTGCGGAGAAGATAGTGTTTGATTTTCGCAATCCGTTTCATCAACGCAAAAGAGATAAATACCTGGAAGATGGTGGTCTAAGTCATCGCGATCGCTCCAGCGAGCTCAATGATGAAGCGGAAAAAGAAGTGGCCCTTGAGGCGGCTAGGAGGAGAAACAGACGCCGTATCCGTGGGCAAATGAATTCCCATTGTATCGCTCCCAGCATTGAATATCGCGGCGATACGGCAAAATGCCGGCAGAGCCAGAAGTACGCTGAACAATGTTTGAATAAATTGATTAATTACACCGGTGGGGCCAATCTCAACGGATTACAGAGACAGACCTGGCTGGACGATGGTGGTTATATTCACACCTCAACGGCTGCAGGAATTCACAAGATTAAAATTTACCGGAGACCGACAGAAGAAGCCGTAGAAGAAGGCATAAAACCGAGACCGCTGCGTCCGGTAATGGCATCATTCAATATGCAACAGTCCATGGTGTTCTTTCAGGACCCCAATGGAAAATATAATTTTTACATCGACCTGTACGATAATAATGCTTTTGCCCCCTATGATTCATGGGGGGGTGGGTATGACCCATCCATGATAGATCCACCAGGAGGAATTGCGTATTCAGGCTGGTATCGGAGTTCATTACACACCTACGGTTTCGCCGTTAGGGAAATACCTGCCACGGAGGGCATGATTTTCTATTATGATAAATGGGCTGACTTATACATGGTTTTAAAATTTCAGGTGAAAGACCTGGATGTGGATCCAACCGACACAACCGAATATATTGATTATGATCTTTTTGGTGACATCCACAACGAATGGTGGTATGGTGGTGGATGGCCCCATTCGGGAGGCCCAGGTGGTTATGGGTATTACGGACGGTTCATGTATAAACCGGGAGGCCCATACGGATTAGGTGTGCAACGGTTTTATAAAAAACCATTTAATTTTTGGCGGGAACAAATCTACGCACCCTACCTCTATTCATGCACCGAGGGGAATCTAACGGTGTGTGGGGATACCAATGGGGAACCATTGGCCAACATAGGGGATCTTAAATGGTCCTGGGTTGGGGCCGCATATGATGGGGAAACTGGTTTTGTGTTTTGGTGTGATGCGTGGTATACGGTATGGTGCGATTATCAACATAAAAACGCCAACATCATTGAATGGTTTCTTCCGCTCTGGTGGAATGGTGGAAATATTAGAAACGTTCCTTCATTCTCCCAATCCTTAAATGCAGACTTTACGGACATAGAACACGGAACAATGTGGTACATCAAATATGACGAACGCAATGATTTGTTCGTCCATTGGCCCAGCGGGGATACCATGCCATCTCCATGGGGTGTTCATGATAGACAAAGCGCACCGTACATTCTGTTTGGATGTCCCGCAGGTGGAGAACCAGATAGATATTCAATATCGGCGTGGAAGGCGTGGGCCAGCGGTGGATCGTATTACAGAGATTTCACCAAAGATTATTGGTACGCTGGTCAATATTATCATGGACAATTGGCATATCCCCCCTCGCCGGATGCGGATTACCTTTTTAGTCCATCCCAGCGAGAATTAATTGGGGCGCATCGTAGCGGATCTCCCTATCATTTGCCAATTGATTTTGTACCCACATGCGATGTAACATCGATTCACGTGGATACACATTGGTTATTTTGGCCTCCCGGAGTGTGGAGGGATTATCCTGGTGGATGGATCAGTTATAAGTTAACTGGACATTCCTGGAGTGATGTGACAGAATCGGAACAACTTCTCATTGGATATAATTCCAAACGAAGAAACCGATGGGAATTTGCTTTATATCGGACCTCCACTGGATTTATCGATGCCGCCGATATGCCCCACGGCATGAGTCAATATACATCGTGTTTCGGGTACATCTTCGGAGACGTCTCGTACCTGGAAGACGAGAACACATAGGAGAATAGAATGCCAACTTCAGCATTACCACCGGAATTATGGTCTATATTTAACTCGGCAACTAACCTATTCGATGCTAGGCAGCAATTGACCTACAGTATGGCTCAGGGTGTAATGAGTCAAATTACAAGTTCGCTTTCACAGGTTATTTCCGCAGCTTCAAGTATTGCTTCCATTACGGCCAATACCGTTCCGTTTGATGCAACAGGAGCCGAGGCTTTGGATCTGAACCTTCCGGACCCCCCGGGAGCAGCACCAAATGCTGCTATGAATATTGTGGCCTCTCTTCCGTCTGATCCTGGCAATGTCAATATTAGCATATCGGACATCGACCAACCCACCATGGATGCGTCAGCACCAAGCGCGGTGATTAACCCAGGATCGGCCGAATATTCCTCTACGCTTTTAGAGGCTGTGCGGGATAGGATCATCAACGATCTATTAACGGGATCCACCGGTATAGATCCCAACGTAGAAGTGCAGATATGGGATCGCAATCTCCAAAGAGACCTGCAGGAATTACGGGATGCGAAATCTCGGATTGCCGCAGATATTGCCAAGAGGGGTTGGCCATTACCCGATGGGGTACTCATAACCGCACTGGATGATCTTGAGATCAAGCATTCGGATAAACGTTACGATGCCAGCCGTGATATTTCCATTAAGCAGGCCGAGATGACTTATCAGGGTGTCAAGGATCGCTTGACTATTGGTGTTGAGTTAGAGAAGGGGCTTATGAGTATCTTCAGTGATATTCAGGGACGGCTTTTCAAGGCATCCGCCGCTCAGATCGAGGGGGAAATCAATATCTTCAGAGCCCAGGTGGATCAGACGAAGGCAATGACAGATATGTATACTGCTCTTGTTGGTGCCAGAATCGAGGAAGCCAAGGCCATTGTGACCATTTATTCAGCCAAGGTGCAGGCTTATACTGCAGCGGTACAGGCAGAAGCCGCCCGAGTAGAGGCGACCATCAAGGCATTCGTTGGAACATGTGAGGCGTATAAAGCACAAGTATCTGCCCTGGCATCGATGAATGAGGTGCAGGTGAAATTATTCGAATGTAAGATTCGGCAGGCTGTTGCAGAGGCTGATGTTGCCATCAAGAATGCACAGATCGCCGTCGAAAACCAACGTTTTAAGGAATCATTGGAAGTACAAATCGCAGAAGTCCTGCTGGGTACATTAACACAATTGGAAGCTGGATTGATGTCCAGTATTTCGTTGAGTGCTCATATCGATGCGTCTAACTCGGCCAGTTATCAATACCATGCTCCGGCCACCATCGATGAAGTTTATGAAGCCGATACACTTTAATATGGAGGATTACCCATGGCCGCAGAAGATGTAGCAATCAGGGATAGCCTGAATGACGTAAGAGATAATTACACGCAGAGGGAAGCCGGTAGAGCGGCTCGCCAGGCCGCACAACAGGTGCCTCCTGCTCAGCCTGTAGTACCCACGCAGACCGTTGAGAAGAGCGTACAGAATAGTCCAGAGGGTGGTACTAAGCAGGTCGTGAAGACGACCGCACCTATCAGGACGGAAGCTGATATCATCAATGCAGAATCGACAATGGGTCCTGGTCGGGTGGCGAGAGTTAACCAACCCGTGATCCCACCTGCACAGTTTCCATCTCTTGAACCTAGTGCTGTACTGGAACGAAGTATCGCCGGTAAAATGGGACGTGGTTTAACCTCTGCCGCTACGGCTGTTGAGCAAAATGTCATGCAGCCGTTCGAACAATTTTATCAGAAAAATATCAAATATCCCGTGGAGTCATATTTGTCGGAAACATCCACTGGTATGCCGGCCGCTCCCTATGTAGCCCCTACTAGACCAGGTGGTGCAGGGGCACCCTCTACCGGTCAACCTGTTATTCCTCCATATGGTGGACCGGTCAACGAGGACCGACTGAGAGGTGGAGTATTAACCCAGGCCCCATCACAGGGTACTCCGGGAACTCCTCCTACTGCTGGTTTGGATCAATGGGGTATTTCCAAACAGGTCAACAATGAGGGCGTGGTCGCGTATACCCTTCCCGGCGGAGAGGGTACTATGACTGTGAAACCGCAGGCTCCGGGAACATATAACGATGAAGCGGCGAGACGTGGAGTATTTGCGTCTGCAGATCAAACACGTCAGGGCATTATCCAAGGACTTGAAACACAATATGCGAACCAGAAAATGCTCGATCAGGAAGCATTCCAGAGGGCATCAAGCGATGAAGCTATGAAGGAATTGGATATGCAGAGAGCCGCCGGTATTGTCCCATTGTCTGGAATGGCTGAGTACGAAGCTAATGCCGCTAAGATGAGGCAAGACGCGGAATTAAATAAACAGATGGAAGGTATGACTCCTGCTGGTAAGGCCCAGGTTGTAGAAGCGGGCATCAGGGAGCGTGAAGCCAAAGCTACGGCGGGCAAGGATCTCTACAAACAGTATCTCGCTGAGAAGGGTACGGCAGTTACGGCCGCTGCGAAAACTGCCAATGAGGCTGCTGGCAGAAATATTGAAATGCAAAAATTGGGTCTGGAACAATGGAAGGCTGGATCGGAAGCCCAAAAACGTGAAATGGAAATGAACAAGATGGTCTACGATATGGGTATGGGCGCTCAGATGGAGAATGCCCTCAAGAATGCCAAGAACGCCAATGACGCCGCTCAGATCCGGTTGAATTTCCGAAAGGAATCTATCAAGGAAAGTTTTGCTCCAAGGGTTAAGGATTTGGAAAACAACATGGAGTTGGCTTCCAATCCGGATGCGAAGGCCAAGGCGTATAAAGCCCTACAGGATGACATGAACCAGGAATACCTAAGGGCCGAATTACAAAACCCAACGGAGGGGGCTCAAGTCTCCATGCCCATGAAGAACGATGCCGGAGAATTGGTGCCAGTGGCTTTGATTTACAGGAATGGTAAGTGGGCTCGACAATAAGACGAGGAGACCATGGATTCTATTGATAAGCAGATCGAAGATCTGAATAAGCAATACGGACTTTCTGACACATCGGTTGGAGGACTTGAATCGTCCATGGGGGTGGTGACGCCTCCAGGGCAGGCAACGCCAGCGGTGGCTAAACCCGTACCTCCCCCCGAGATGCAGCAACCCGTTGCCCCTCCGGTAGTACCAACGCCTCATGAACGCCTCAACAAGCCTCAGTTTACCCCCGGTCCCAGCGCCATTGATCGGCAAATCGAGGATATTAACAGGGGTGTATTCTTCCCCCCTGCACCGCCCGCAGTGCATGAGCCCGTTGTACCCCCTGCCCCGAAGCTAGGAGGCCCCGTAGAGGCCGTAACAGGGTTAATGAAGGGTCTAGGGGCTAGTATCACCAAGGAACTGCCAGAAATGGCCACAGAGGTCTACAGGGCACCCGGATATATGGCGGGCGGGGTCATACAACCCACTATGCGCAATGTTGAAGAGGAAAAACCTCAGCCGACCGCCGTTGGTGAACAATTTTATCAGGCCGGTAAGATGGCCGTCCCATCATTACTACCGACTGCCATTGGTGCAGTGGGGGGTGGCATCATTGGTGGATTAATCGGTAACGTTCCGGGAGCTATAGCCGGGGCTGCCCTGGGATCCAAGGTCATGGGCCAGCTAGGTGCCGTTGGATTTGGTATGGCTGAATACTCCCAAGCCAGAGAAGAGGGATATAAGAAGAATCAGGAATTAATGGCTCAGGGGTTGCCATCCATTTCAGAGGAAACGATTAATAAACAAGCCTTAGAACGAGGTGCGACTGAATGGTTAGGTGAATCTCTTGCCAACGTCGCTCTTGGTGGATTACTATCCAAGGGCACTACGTATGGCGTGCGAGCATTAGAAAAAATGGCTATACTCCCGGCCGCAAAAACTGTAGCCGGAGTATTAAAACCAACATTCGGTAAATTTCTATTATCCATTCCGGAATTAATAGGTACAGAGGTTGGTACCGAAATCGGACAACAATGGTTGGAAGCCACGTCGGCCAAGGAATCAGGTGTTCGTCCAGAAGCCCAACCATGGGAAGAGGCCAAACAAGTTATCATCCCCACTACCATTTTTTCATTATTGACAGGTGGTCTTGGTGCGGTAGCCCCACATGTTTTTTCAAATAAGGTTGGAGCTGCCCTCAATCCAAATACAGACCTGACAGATCCCAATGTCATGAAACAGCGGTCTGCCGAAGCTGAAGATATGCTGAAGTTTATCAAGGGTACGTTCGGTGAGCAAGTCGCAGAGGCATGGCGTGGCGTAGCCGTAATGAATATCCTTCAGGGTCAGCATATCGATATGGATCAGCCCATGGATGTGGGATCCCTGCAAACATCCTTTGCACAACACGTTGATAATTTAAAGAACGCACAGATTCAGGAAAACATTCGTCAGGCCCAGGCCAAATTGGGACCGGGACAGACATTAAATCTTGGGCCGGAACAATGGCAGGGGGCCGTATTGCCCGAGGCCGAACAATGGCGCAAACGAACAGATGAATTGCAAAAACCCATTGAAATGGGTCCTAAGTTTGCATTGGCCGAACCCGGTACGCCACTCATCAATCTCAAGGAAGAGGTACAACCTACCAAGAGTTTTGAAATGCGTGGTATCGAGGTGCCCGATAAATTCAAGGGTGTTCTCGAACCCAAGATGGAACAACAGAAACTTGATTATCATTGGATTGAGACCAAGGGTGTTGTTCCTCAGTTTTTTGAACAAGTACCACTGGATTTAACTCAACGAGAAAAGCCTGAAGGTGGGGAAGGTCCTGAAGCCACTCCTCCCGAACCTCCTCCCCGGGAGACCCCCAAGGGGCCAACCCCACCCGATTTATCTGAGCCTCCTCCCGCCCCCGTGGATGTGGACGTGATCCCCCCGGAAATACCCGAAGTTGGTAAACCAGGGAATGTTATCACACCGGAAACTCCATCGACAGGTGCTACGCCGGAAACTATCCCCACCGAAATGCATCCTATGGCTAAGGGGATACCGGGAGCTGATACCGTTGACATCAACAACATAGATCGCTTCCGTCATGAACGGACCGGATTGAACGGACGAGAACAGGGCATTGCCATGGCCATCAACGAACTAGATGTGGCCACGGGACAAACCCTTTCAGATCAGGAATTGCTTGATGTGTGGTACGGTAGAAACATGGCCGAAATCAAGCAACAGCCAGCACCAATAGCAAATCCATTTTACTCCGAAGTGCGCATGGCCGCCGAGGAATTAGGTGGCGGTATAACATATGATTATGAAGTGAAACTTTCGGATGATCAGGCTGCCATCGTATTGCCAAGACAAGAACGTATTGTTTTTGAAAACAGATTAGAAGCTGAATCTCAAAAACATACCGGAGAATTAGGTGGCAAGGTTTCTCAGGTTGGAACAGGGAAACTTGGCACCAGCATATATGAGATCCAAAGGCCATACGGAAAATTGATTTATAATGAAGCCACCGGAGAACTGACGGCCGTACAGGAAGATTTGACATCCAACATGATTGCCACACAGGAAGTGAAATTGGGTGTTGATCAAACCCTGCTTCTACAGACGATCAGTAAGGATATAGTGAACAATGATCTCGCCGGCACCATCGCCAATGAGACTATTCAGAACGCACTTGACGCAGGTGCTACCCGCATTGATATTTCCACAAAGCTCAACATGGGAAGTGATGGAATAGCTGAAACCGTTGTCATTATCAAAGACAATGGAGTGGGGATGTCAACGACCCAATTGAAACAGAACCTGATGAGATTGGGGGCCAAGGGTAAGGAGGGTACGGAAAGCCGAGGTGGGTATGGCATGGCGAAGGCCGGTTTCCTATTGACTCCACGTAGAACAGTGGTGACTACCGTTAAAAATGGTGTTAAGACTGTCCTGTCTGGAGCGAAGGATCAATTCTTTGGAGTGAAAGGTGCCGGATCTCCATTATTGTCTATTGAAAAGGACGTTACGGAACATAGTGGCACTACATTTGAGATGTCATTTTTTAACAACTCCGACGATGCATCCAAAGACAATGCATACGCCATCAGTGTTTTTGATGTGAATTCTGCATTCGAGAGATACACTAAAAAGGGTGTGTTTGTCCATACCGTGAATTTTACGCATAACGGTGAGTTGGTTCCATCGTATGGTTTCGACACGCTAAAGCAGATATTTTCATCCGAGAAGTTATCTATTGGGGGAAGTGACCTGGATGTATATTTTATACCCGATGACAATCCAAACCGATACGAAGGATGGAATGAGGGTTTTAAGGTTCACGTAGAGACCTTCAATAAAGGATTGGCTCTATTTGGAATGGACCCTGAATATGCGTATAATACGACCGGTCTTCGCAAGGTGGCCAATTGGAAAGCTGTTGTTAATTTTACCAAAACACCAGACGTACTTTCCATCAATTACCCATTCCTGCGTAATAGAACAACGATGAACGAAGAAATACGCAAGGGGGTTGAGGCCAGGATTAATGAAAAAATAAACGAGGTTAACTCCGAGGAATACGAAAGCTCTAAGAAAGCCTTCGCTGCCATGATCCAAAATTCTCCTATCATCAATGGTACTAGAGTGCTTATACCATTCGTTGATCAGGCAGAATTCGATGCTGCAAAAGCATTGGTTATGAATCATCAGGAATTGATCTCCGACATGGCCAATCTCTTCCAATCATTCCAGGTGATCGTTGATAAGATTGGTGGAGGAAAATTAGATCTGGCCATCACGGTGGATCCCAAGGTACACGGATTTAGATCAAATCCGAAGGTTACCGGACATGAGATATTTGCCCTGAACCCATTCGCTATCACCCATGCATTGATCATGACGGATGAATGGAAATCGGTTGTAGGTGCAACATATCCAAAGCTGCAGGCCATGTCGTCCAACCTCACACATACTTTTGTGCATGAATTGGCTCATCGTAGGGTGTCTAAACACAATGAGGATTTTGCCCTGGAAGTGGCCAGGCTCTATACTCAGATGACCCATGCTCAACTAACTCGTCTTGAAAACGAAGGAAGGTTATTCTATGAAAAACACGGAGACGCTCTTACAGAGTTACAGAACAATTTCGGAAATATGGGAAAAGGCGGGTCTCGATTTCGGCAAGGCAATAACGCTCTTCAGGCCACCGGAGGGCAGCTCGCAGGCCGCGCTGGAGGCAACCAGGTCCTTCAAGAAGATAGCGAAGAACGGTGGTACAACGGATTAGGAGTAGCCAGCCGTCTAATTTCAAAACCAAAACAAATGATTGGTGGTGAAACCCTGGATGGAAAACAGATATTGGCCCCGGAACAGAACCGACCCAATAATCCTATATCCATAGGTGGTCACACCCCATCCATGCTGTACCGAGAGGGTGAGCCCGGTCAGGGTAACGTATGGGTACGCCAAGGCAAGGGTAACACCAATGCGAACAGCGTTCTTCTCGTACAGATTTCCAATGAATTGATCAACCCCAAGGAAACGCAGACAGGTATAGACCGGGCGTACTATGATGAACTATATAATAATCGTAGGCCAGGGTTTAAACACCCGAGAGACTTTTGGGAAATACCACAATGGATTTCGGTGGCTGCCAACAGTATGCCCAATACCGATGTTTATGTCGTGAGGAATATTGATGAGGCCATAAAATTCCTGAGCGACGCCAAGTACAAAACGGTGGCTTTTTCTGTCCTGGATGTCAATAAGGATATGGTCAAGCAGATCGCCGATGGTTACAAGGGTAGGGTGGCCGTTGGTGGCTATGTGGATCTTAGGGCGCTCTTTGGTGCATCCACGAATGTAGCCATTTATGACAATATGGCAGATTTTGTTCGTAACGAAGGATACAAATTCAATCCCGGGACAAATTACCGACACTTCGAAGGAAGTGAAGTAATCCCAAGGTTAGTGTTATCAGAGGGTTGCCTATTCAATTGCAAATTCTGTGATGTGAAACCCCACGGATCCCTCAAGGAAACAACACCTGATAATATCAGACGCCAGGTAGAGTCGTTTAAGCGTCTTGGAGCCCGGTTGGTCTATCTGAATGACAAGACATTCGGGCAGGCGTCGAATTATACCATGTTGGCAGAGATCTATGACGAGATGAAAGCTGCCAATCCCGATTTCCAGGGATTCATTATTCAGACCACGGCATCTCAATTTGTAAAATTGAATGATGACTTCCTGGGCAAGTCCGGCATTCAATATGTTGAGTTAGGGGTAGAGTCATACAATAATGATATCCTAAAAAATTACAGTAAACCGCACACGAAACAACAGATTGATCAGGCTATGCAGCGGGCTCGCGAGAATGGTCTCAAGGTAGTGCCGAACATCATCATTGGCATGCCCGAGGAGACGGTACAGACGTATCAGAATACGTTGAATTTCCTGTACCAGAACCGTGATATCATTTCCCACGTGAACGCCTACAACTTGGCCGTCTACAAAGGCACACCGTTATCGGAAGTGATCAAATCAACTTCTCTGACCGATGCCGATGAAAATAAAATCGAGAAATCATTCCATACGAATGAGGATCTGCATAGAGATTTTTCCGATGCTATTTTCAAGTTTGGATTAGAACAGCTCCAAACTCCGGAAAATCAATTAGTCAATGTCCAGACCAGCCCCGCTCCTATACTACCCCGCTTCTCAGAGAGGCGGGGGTTGGTTGGGCAGGTCAGTGCAAATAAGAACGTAGCCTGGCATGCCGAAGACAGGGGATTATACGTTGGTGTTGTGGACGGAAAAGACAAATATATTATTCAGCGAAAGGGTGTCACATTCGAGGTATCGGAATGGGGTGCTGATGCAAAAGGTCGCATAGGAGCACTCAAAATAGGAACCTCCAGAACTATAGAGGAAGGGAAACTATTAGCGGAGGGGAGGTTCAGGATGAGCGAGCGCCGCCTTGCTGGACCCGAGATCCAAGGTAAGGGCATTGCCCTCCAGGAAGTGCAGCAATCCCTGGATAATATTTTGATCGATATTCCCAAGGCTGCGTTGCGGGGGATGGCCGTAGAAAATTATGACGCCATACCAGGACAGATCCGTAGGGCCAATGTCAATTTAAAACCCACCGATAAGGCGTTTTTTGATCGAGAAACAAGGACATTATGGATCATCGCTGGCAATCAGACGAGTCATACCGATCTCAATAAGTCTATTGCCCACGAATTGTTCGGACACTTTGGGATTGAAAGAGTCATCGGTTTTAAACGATTGGCTCCCTTCTATAGCAAGGTTTTTAAACTGTATGGTGGCGAGGAGGGTTTATCTGAAATCTACACAGCCTATCGTCTTATCCCGGGAAGCCAGGACAGTAAGATGATTGCGGCCGGAGAGAAGATCGCGCAACTCGCGGAGACTAGATCTGACCCAATGTTATGGCGTGAATTCGTGACATTGGTGAAAGATATGGTTTATAAGATCTTCGGTGTTCAGATGAATCTAACCGAAACTGACATTCAGGTCTACCTAAATCGCAGTAGGCAGTTGATCGCCGATGATCGCTTCAAAGGGGAAATGCAAAGGTATGCTTCCCTGAGACAGTTGGCAGAGGCCAGTGCATGGAAGACAGGCCTGCCTACGGAACGTTTCGTTATGCGTACTGGTGCCACTCCTGACGATACCAGTGCAGCCCATACGGTATTGAATTTTGGAAATCTGTATACCGCCATGCGCAACAAGAATAAAAATTTTGCGGAACAGCCGATGAGGGACCTGAAGGCCACCGAGGCCATGTTATCTAACCCGTTCTGGATTGGTGTTGAACATCCCGAATTCAAGAGAATGTTCAATGTTCAGTTGGATAGACAGGACAAAAGAAGTAGTGATACCATCTTATTGCTCAAGGATCCGATCACAAACACAGGTGATAATCCATTTCTGAAAGAGAATCTTAACCGAGATGCATTGAATAAGATTATCGTCTGGTCTGACAACCAGGGCATTTACCTGGATACGGCGGAACGTCTCCAGACCAAGGCAAGGGAATTGATTGGACGTAATTTGACTCCGGATGAAGTCGCAGGTTATAATGGGTGGAGAAATGGATTCAAGAAGGCCATTGAGTTTGCTACCAGACGGCTCAAGGAGATCACATTCAAAATTAATATCAAACAACCATGGTTCGCAGAGATGAATCGTGTCGTACAGGAGAATATTGATCCTACCACGGTGATCGTGAGCGCCGATGCTAAGGTGCAAAAAGCGTTCGTATCGGCTGTGAAATATACACAAACCAAATTGGCAGATATTGCTAAGTTGGAACAGGATCTTAATTCCATCGAATTTTATTTACCCCGTGAACGTGGTCGCGGAGAATATGTGGTCCGCGCTTTCGAGATGGGTCCGGATGGAGAAAAATACAATATTGATGCTCGTCGTTTTGAGAATGCCACCCAGGCCGAGATGGGCCGCATGGAAATGACCAGGGCATATCCTGATCTCACTGTGGAAAAGACCATGGAACGCGGCGTGCCGGAACATATCTTTGGATTTTTGGATATACCGGTCACGGAAGCCTTCCTGCAAAAGGCCATGGAACGAGCCCAATCTGGTGGTTATATCGACTCCGAACAGGCCGACTTACTGATGAAGCACGTACTTGGAGCCGTCAATGATGAAATTGCGGCCCGTGGATTCAAACAGAAGTACATGCACCGGCGCGTGGGCGAGGCAATCAAGGGGTATCAAACCGAACATCTCGAAGAGGTATTCGTCAATTACATGAAGGGGCTCGCCGGAAGTATGAGTAAGTTGGAAGCCGCTTTTGACTTTCACGATGCTCTGACAGATATTCATGCGACAGGCCAACAGGGTTTGTACGAATATGCCACGCGGTACATGCGCGATATGATGCGTAACCCTGATTCGATCGATCGAAAAATCAACGCCCTGAAGACCATCCCGTACACGTGGTATCTCGCCGCCAACCTACGGATGGTCCCGGTACAGATGACACAGAATTTCGTGACCGCCATTCCGATCCTATCCCGCTTGATGAAGGATAACAAGGTCAAGGGGAGTGGATCTGCCTACATCATGAAGGCCATGAAGGATGTGGTATCCGGCAATTATTCTGCATCCGAAAAAGCAATGTTGCAGGTAGCTTGGGAAAAGGGTGAGACCATGGCCAACTACCTCAACTCGATCAGGGGTAGGATCTCGGGGAGCTGGGCCAAAAACTCTTTTCAGAAGGTTCTCGATATCATGTCCCTTCCGTTTGCTGGTATGGAAAGGTTCAACCGGAAGGTGGCCTACCTGGCCGGATACAGGATGTATACCAAGGCCGGGATGAACGCGGATCAGGCATTCCTGGCATCCCGGGAATTCGTGAATATGTCCCATTACGCTTATGGCGCCAGCAATACCCCGCAGTTGCTTCGTGATGGTACTGCAGCCGGTAAGGTCATGGGACTTGGGTACGTTTTCCAGAGTTTCAGACATAACTATCTGTTATCATTGAAATATTTTATGAAGAGCAAGGAAGACCGAATTGCCCTGGACATGATGATGCGGTCTCTTGCATTTATCGTACTCTTCGGTGGGCTCGCAGCGTTTCCATTCCTCGATGACATCCTGGAAGAGGCAGAGAAGATGTTTGGCGTGCCATATCGATCCAACATGCGCAAAGCCATGAAGAAAGTCGGTGGTGAGATGTTGGCCGATGTTGGGATGCAAGGTTTGCCGGCCCTCATAGGATTTGACTTGTCCGGATCCATCAAGATTGGCATTCCCATCCCGGGAATTGGTGGACCGGTCCAAGATTCTGTCTTTGGAGTATGGGGTGGGCTCATAGATAAGGGCGTACAGGCCGTAAATAGCGCCTCAAACGGAGATTACGCCAGGATGGTCGAGGCAATGGCCCCGGTCGGTGCAGAAGCGCCCCTGAAGGCAGCCAGGCTATCTAAGCAGGGTGTCCGGACGGCATCCGGGAAGCCCATACTTGATGAAAAGGGTCGTCCGATTGTTCCTACCACAACGGAAACGGTTGGACAGGCCATTGGATTTAGGCCGGCCAGGATGGCCGAGGTATCCCAGGAACGTAGATCCTTCTCGAACATGCAGGAACATTACAGCAAACAAAAACAGGATATCTTGAAACGCCTTCGCACCGCGTCAACGGGAAGCGAGTTTGGTACCATCAGGCGAGACATCCAAAAATACAATTTGGATGTAATGAAATTCAAAGGTCTTATATCTCCGATTAATATGGCGTCCATGCGGCAGGCGATGAAGCCGGAGGAGAGTTACATGGAGTATAAGCAGAAGGGAAACTTCTAATGGAAAACGATCTCAGAACCAGCAGAGAAGCCAGGGATGATATCAGGGCAGACAGGGGTGATGTCCTCATGGATCGGATGGATAGTATTTGTGGCAAATTGACAGACAAATTGACTGCCATGTCTGTGACGTTGAATACGGTTGAGATCACACTCGGTAACCATTTGGCCCATCATGATAAATTCCAGAAGTATTTTGTTTATCCTGTTGCCATATCTTTCGTATTGGCTGCGGGAGCCATCGTTTGGAGTATCATCAGGATGCACCTTTAGGTATAAAGGGGCAATTTTTCTAAGCCCCTGCGTTCTAATTCCAGATAAAGATCCATCAGGGCCGGTTCATCCTCCGCGCACATTTGAGCCATCTCTCCGTTAAAATTTGGATATGGAACAGTGTTCTTAATCTGTTTTGCCCTGAGCTCACAAAACTTAATGGCATTCAGTAAGTGTTCATCCGTCATGTCGCAGATACGGATCTTCTTGCCTTCTCGGGTTTTCCAGATTGTCGTTACCTTACGGATTTTTCCCATTGAATCTCCCTCAAAAGAGTCTCATGTTCCTTGAGCAATTTACCTATGGCCTTCTGTGCCATCTTATCAACACCCCATGGAGTTAACCCATACATTGTCGCGATTTCCTTGAGGGTGAAATCTTCCTGGGTGACCTTGATCAGCATCATGCAATTGCAATATTTCCTGGTCTTGGGGGATGGCCCACCATTTCAGTCTTGTTCCGACCCACCTTTTCATATTCATTTCTCATCCCACTTTAAGAACGGCACAACCCCCAAGGCCAGCAACCCGAAAGCTGCGTTAATGAAGATGGTGGTATTCAATCCCCACCACTCCAGACAGTAACTCCCCATTTGCGCTGAACACCAAGCTCCAAAATTGCTGACACTACATAGCATGGCGAAGCTGGTGGCCTCCAATCCATCGATCGATTTCCTTGCCATGAAATCCATGCACACAAGAAAGACGACCATGCCAATTGTGGCGAATATGCCGGAATATATCCATGCCGTGACCGGCGTGTAATGCAGATAGCATAGGGTGGTTGGAGAGAACACCAGAATGGACCATACCAGGATCTTTTTGATCGGAAGCACTTTGCAATATTTGGAATAGACCCATGCCCCTATTAAATCCAAAATGGAGACGAATACCCCCAGGTACGCGATCATCATGGGTGACCAATGAAAAACATCTCGTTGTTTATAAAACAAGGGTGCACTGAAGGATGGAGCTGTATTAAAGAGCCACACGAATAGCACCAGGACAAGAAAATCCTTGCGCAAGAGTAACCGATAGTCCGACATCTTCATGGGTACCCGCGTATCCACACCTTCCAGCTTCGGAACGCGACACAATATGTACCCTCCTGCAGCTAAGAGAGGTATTAGGAGGAGGTATCCTGTTTGGAATGTGAAGTGTGTAGCAATGTACCCCCCACCGAGGATAGCCAGGAGTCCTGCGAAAGTGACTGCGCCCCATTGGATGGATTGAAATTTACCGGTTGTACCGGTTTGCTTACCCACCACGCAGGCAATGCCATCGTTGGCTACGTCCCTGATAGCCATAGTCCAATTGAGGGCCGCCATGAGTCCAACGAGTAACCATAGATTGGACACTCCAAAATTACTCATCCCCAATAATGACATGATCATAATCCCGGTAAGGATCGAGATGGCGACCCACCGGCGCTTGGTACTGTGAAAATCAACCAGGTATCCCCATAGTGGCTTTACCATCCACGCTATGGTGATATAGGACATCATGCGCTGTAGTTCGAAATCCTGCAAATGGATTGTTTCCTTGAGCCACAGGGAGATTGCTAGTCCGGGAAGACCCTCGATCCCTTGCAGGAAATATACGGCTGCACTTAAGATGAAGAACCAATTCATGCGGTTTGCTCCACTTCCTTATTGGCACGACGGCATGGGTTACCTCGGAGATGGTACCCAGGTAACAAAATAGAAATCAACCACTTGATCAATGGGAGGCTCAAATCCCTCTGTTTCTTCAGTAAACGGTTTTTTATTTCATTCATCTCATCACCCCCGGGATCACTATATGGGGAGCTGATCCCTGATTTTTTTTGATTTCATTAGCCATCATGCCGATAAATTGGGACATCAGCATGATCACCTGGAGCGGTTCGAGGCCACTGATATTGATGCGGGCCTGTTCCCCAATAACCTCGATGATGATCTGTTGAGGCATGGGTTTTACTACTGGACTGATGTCTGTAACTTCTGCCATGATTTTCCTCCTATGTACGGGGATGACACACTTGCCACCGAT